TCGCATTTCAGAAAGCAACGCAAGGCGGCGACCCCAAGACGATCACTTACCGCAAAGATGCGACCAGCGGATTTTACAACGTCTATGGTTACGACAGGCCGCACGATGTCGAGCCGGATCATGTCGAGGTGATGGAATGAAACTAAATGACCTGCCGTTTCGTGTCTATGGTGACACCGATTTTCGCAGTAAATGCGCAACGGAAAGCGTGGAGCAAGTGACGTTCTTTAATCGCTTGCGCACGCAATATTCCGATAGTTGGGGGTTGCTTGCTGTCCACCCGCGCAACGAACAGCAACTACGCGGGAGGCAGTTTGGCGGCATGTCAAAGCAGAAAGCCGAGGGAATGTCCCCCGGCGCGTCTGACATTATTTTGCCCGGACGTGTGACGTTTGTGTGTGAATTAAAGCGCCGTGACCGCACCAAAAGCACGTGGCAGCCGGGACAGGTCGCATACTTAACCGCAGCGCATCAGGCGGGCGCGTTTGCCTGTGTGGCGCTGGGCTGCGATGCTGCGTGGCAAGCGTTCAACGATTGGCTTGCCACGCAGGGTTAGGCAGCCGCCTTGGGTGCAAAGCTGGCCGCGCCGCACGCTCGACAGTAATGGCCGCCAAAGATTGACGGTTCCCATTCATGCCCTTGCGCATCGCAACGCGCCTCAAAGCCCGCGATTAACTTTTGGATGCGGGCTTTTTTTTCGTCTGGTGTGAGTTCAGGTTTTGTCATTGTCATTTCTCCCCTTACAAAATAAAATAGGATGTTGGCAATTCGCCAAAGCTGCGAACAATCGACGTATTATAGTAATGCTCGCCGCTAGCTGTTTCAAAAGTTAGCGCGCTCAATACGTCGCCGTTGCTTTGGATCAGGTCTTGGACCGCGTGGGCCAATTCGTCCGGTGTCAGTTTAGGTTTTGTCATTGTTGTTTTCTCCCTTTGTATAGTCTTTGATGATTAACATGCGCGTGTATGTTGACGCGCCAACGCCCATAGCAGCAGCGGCGCGTTCCAGTTTTTCGCGGTCGTCGTCTGTCATAAGAACGTGCAACCGGTTTGTGAGTTTTTGTTTTGTGTTTTTCATATGCCCGTTATACAGCAACGCCAATTCTGTGCAACATATAATATGCGCAGAAAAGGTGTTGACAGTGCGGGGTGGTTGCTAGATACAAGGGATAGAAGCAAACAAGGGAACAAGAAAATGAACGCCACTTACATTTCAGCAGGATCCTACACTTACAAAGGCTTTCGTATCGAGCGCCAAGACATCGAGGCAGTAGGGGCCACACCCGCAGGTTTCGGCTGGTACGTGTTTGACAGCGATGGCCACACATGCGGTCAAAGCAGCACTAAACGCGCCGCGATGTTCACAATAGACGTTGCGGCCTAAACGCAAGCAAAGGACCAAAACAATGACACACCAAGCCTATTTAGAACGCGCAAAGGCAATGCAGCCAGCGCTTTCCGCCGATGACATCGCGCACATTGAACAGCACGGCAACAACCCGGACGTGACCATGCAACAATATGGCCGCGTCGCAAACATCTACGCCGCGATTGATCGTGCGCGCCAAAAACCCCCCGCGCCAGCTTATGACCATGAGGCCGAACTGCGCAAGGATATGGAGTTTCGCCGCGATATGGTCGAAACAGGAAACGGCCTTTATGAGCCGTTAAGCTGGGGGGTGTTGGTATGACTGTCCGTGTTTCAGTTCACGGCATTAAGAAAGCCATTGCAAGAACGTTTCCAGATTTCAGCGAACCGTTTGACCTTGTTGAATCTACGTCTTGGGATTCCAGTGCGTTTTCGATGCACCTCCCTTTCGGCACAGGCCAATCCGTAGCCGATGCAATCAACGCCGCAATCAAGCCGAAGGAAACCGAATGACCACACATGGACACCCAATGCGCCAAGCAGAAATTCACACATTTAAGCGGCAAGGCGGGGCGGGCCGTGGGGTAGATTGGATAGCTAGGTTCCATCCCTATGATTTATATCCCGTTTTCTTCCACGGTTCAGATGAAGGCGCTGCAATAGCTGCCGCTGAAGCAATCCGGTCCGATGCAATTAAAAAGCATGAGGCCGCATGTATTACCCGCCAGAAACTGGCCGCATCAAGAAAAAGCCTCGCCCAGGAGCCGAGCAAATTTAAGGAAACCGAATGACCCTACATCACGCAACCATTGCCGCCGCTGTGTTTTTCGCAGCATATCTTGCCGTTGTCATGCCTTACGTGGCCTACCTATACGCAACTGGGGCCGCGTGATGAATATGCGGGATGAAATTGCGGAGATACTAGAGCAAGACCTAAAAGGGCCGTCATTGCAGGCCTTATACGCCACGGCCGACGCCATAGTCACCGCCCTGCCCGATATGATTGCGCCGCTGGTGTGGGTAAACAATCCGTCACATTTGTATTTTGTTTACTACAACCTAGACAAAGACTTTTGCGGTTACAACTTTAGCACCGAAGACATTGTAGAGGATGGAGGTTTTTCTTTGTACCTTGGTGAAATTCAAACTAGTGATGAACTCTTTTGTACTGTCGCCGAAGCCAAAGCAGCAGCCAACGCCCACCACGTAGCCCAGATCATGGCAGCGTTTAACCAACCAAAGGAACCAACATGAAAAAGATCATCACAACAATCGCGCTGTGCGCATTTATGACGCCAGCCTTTGCCGAGAACGTGACATCCAAAGAACTTTGTCCGATGCTGGGCCAACTTGCTGGCGAGATTATGAAGGCGCGCCAAAACGGAATGTCACCGTCTCAAGCTTATGAACTTGCTGCCGAAAGCCAAATTGCAATGGGCATGGTCGAACTGGCATACAAAGAAACACGCATGCACAGCGAAGGCGGCAAAGATCGCGCCGTGCAAGACTTTCAAGAGGCTTGGGAGATTGCTTGTTACGAACAGGAGGGTGAGCTTTTATGAACGTCAGAACCGAAGTATTAAACGAGGCGTCCGCGTTGATTAACGGCCAGCGCGAAAGCGATTACGGCACGCCAGAACAATCATTTGGGTGCATTGCGGCGATGTGGTCTGCGTATCTTGGCAAGCCTATGACGGCTTCCGACGTATGCAACATGATGACGCTGTTAAAGGTGGCACGATTACGCAACGGCCCGCACCGAGACAGCAATGTTGACGGCGCCGGTTACATGGCCCTTGGGGCAGAATTAAGTGAGGAACAAAATGAAACTGGTAGTATTAGAAAGCCCCTATGCGGGCAACGTCGCGGACAATGAAACCTATGCGCGGGCTTGCGTCCGTGACAGCTTGGAACGCGGCGAAGCGCCAATTGCGTCGCACTTGCTTTATACGCAGCCTGGCGTTCTTGACGACACCGACCCGGACGAAAGAGCGAAAGGCATCGCGTCCGGGCTGGCATGGCTCAAGAAAGCCGATGCGTCTGTGTTCTACGTGGATCGCGGAATTAGCGACGGGATGCTGCAAGGCATGTTAAACGCGCAAAAATGGGACGTGCCGATCAATCTGCGCAAACTTAAAACCAAACCGTAAATCGACCGTCTTGGCCGTCGTATGGATGATGCACAAAACATTCGACGGCCTGCCGGTTAATATATCCGTTGCGATGATGCCAACCGTCGGCCGGTGACGGGCTGCGCACATATTCAATCTGCACGTTGTCGCCTTCCATTGACCGCACCGCGTTGTGCATCATTGTCATCCCAATGTGATCTTTTTCGCGCTTGTGAGACAACACGCCAGCTTGCTTGCGGATCTTGTGGTGCAGATGATGCACGTAAATATACTTGTGCGGGCATTCGGAAATGTGCGCACGGGCCTCTGTCATCATCAGCGGGTATAGATCAGCTTCCTTTGCGCCGTCGCCATGTGTTAGTCCAATTAGGTTATCTTGAAAGCGATAATATTTACGGTGCTTTTCTGACAAATTGTATTCGGTTGCGGTAACGTCCGAGGCATTGCGAAACCATGCGCCAACCTCGCGGGCCAAACACCAGCCCATCAGCCAATCGTGATTTGACGGGCAAAAGATCAGATCAACAGGCGCGGTGAGCCGTGCAAGTTCAATGCATTTGACATAGCCCGCAAACGCATCGCGGTAAATCTGGTGGATTGTGCCGTGGCTGTCTTGGTAGGTGCCGCTTGTGGTTGTGGATCGCGGCCCGTCAACGTGCAAAATGTCATTGCCGAGAACAAACAAGATCCGACCGATGCCCATGCCGGACGCCTTGCGGATCAATTCGCGTGTGCCTTCTACCATTCGGTGAACGGCAACGTCGCGCCCGTAGGTGTAACCCGTTTCGGTTTGAACGCATAGCTTGCCAACGTGAACATCAGCGAGGTCGATCACAAGCAAGCACTCGCCAGCCGGTGCGGGCCGGATTTCATATGTGGGAAAGTCATCGTTTTTCAGATCGTCAATGGCGCCGCGAATTGTGTCCAGAAACTTGTTTGTTTCGGCCTCATCAATTGGTGCGGCCCAGCGCGTTGTTCCTGTCTTGTTGCCCGTGGCCAAGTCGTAATTGTGTATCCAGCCGCCCTTGGCCTCGACGCCGTTAAGCCCAGCGCCTTGCATCGCCGCTCGCGCGCCTTCTGACAGGTGAAAGCCCCGCGACTTGGCAACGCTTAGACGGTTTCTAAAAGTGTTGAGATGAATTCCAAGTTCTTTCGCCGCAAGACTTCCTTTGCCGTTATTGCGGGCATAGGCGTCAACGGCTTCAATTGCGAGTTTGTCGCTTAGTGGTGCTGCGGGCATGGTTCAACCTTTTATTTATTGCGTGTGCAGATTAAACCCTATTTGCACCACGCTTGCAACTGATCTAACAATACGTTAAGCGACCGCTTAGATTGCGGCCCGCCGTCGGCCAGTGCGCCTTGAGCTGCATCAACGCGACTTTGCGCTGTTGCTTCGCATCCAGCCCTACCGTTTGGCGTGCTTGCGCAGGCTGTCATCAACATCAGCGTCAGACAGATCGCGGCGGGTCGCATCCTCAATGCGCTTTTTTGTTGCAATATATTCATTAAGTTCATCCACTTCCGTTTCGTTTCGTTGATTGCTTTTGCCCTTGAAAAACGCAATAGCCACGCCCGCGATAAAAATCGCAATTCCGATAAGTGATTCGATCATGCCTTTGCCTTTCTGTTGCGCCATTTATCAAACGCGAAATAACCTTCCGAGATAGCAAGTGCGGCGACTGCTACAATATCTGCGTTCTGGTAGAACACCGCCGCTGTGCCTTCGGTGGCAATCCCTGCCGACACGGCGGCAAGAGCGCCAAGCCGCAAGATCGTGCGGGCGATAAGTGCATAATTCATTTGAAACCTTTCCATGCGGCAAAGAACGCCGCGATTGCAGCCCAGAACCCGCCAACGGGGGCCGCTGTGGGCTTTAGTGTGGTCTTTGCTGTAACGGGTCGCAAAAACAGTTTTCGTTCATCAGCGCGGCGGTTTTTAAGCCCTTGGGACACAACCTTGCGCCCGCCCTTGGTTTCCTTATTCCAAAGCAGGATGGAAGCCGCAGATCGCGCCTTGTCGCCATTGTTAAAATGGCGCAGCGCAGACGAATTTGCAAAGCCAGTCGGCCCGATGTTGTATGCCAGCGACAGGAACGCGGATCGCTCATTGTCATTTATTGGCGCCGTAATTAGCGGGTCAATCTTGGCCGCGAATTTAACCAGCGCCTTTTCCAAATACCATTCGGCTTCGGGCTGTGTGATCGTCATACCCATGCGCGGAACAATACCCACGCCAGCCCGTGCCGTTGTGCCATAGCCAATCGTTAACACGCCCGCGCTGCAAAGGTACGTGGAAAGGCATAGCCCTTCCCATCGCTTGATAATTTCTGTTGCTTGCTGTGGAATGTCCATCGGTTCCCTCAATTCTTAATGCTGCGCAGGATTGCTTTGATGTCCGCGCTAATTTCATCCAGCCGCGCGTCCATTCGGTCGCGGCTGTCTTTGGCGGATTGCAGATCCTCTTTGCGCTGCGTCCAAAGCCGCTTGATGTCCGCAGCGTTTGAAATGCCGCGCGCCTCAAGCCTTACGAACCAAACAACAACACCGACGCAAGCCGCGATTACTGCCCAAAATTCACGAATAACGTCCATTAGATGCCTGCTTTCAAAAGTGTTTTTTTTGCGGCTTCGACTTCCGCAGCCCATGCACTTGCGCAATGATTTGGCGTAAACCAAAACACGCGGTCAATCATGTTGCGGCGCTTGGCCCACTTTGCGTTTGTCTTG